AAGTAAAATCTCCTACACTATCATTAGGTAAAATACTATAAACTTTACCAGCTTTGTAACCACTAGGTATTAATGCTAAACTTGGTTTTTCCATTATTGTTCTGTTATAATTATAGTACTATTCATATATCGCCATATTCCATTAGCATACCACCTTACCGCAAACTTCTCGCCAGTACTTATAGGTGCATCAGTTCCTAAATCGAAAGTTAATAGCATTCCTTGACTTGCAGTATAGCTTAATGTTTTGGATGTTACTAAAGTATTCAAGCCTTTATAGATATATACAGTTGCACTTGAACCAGTCGGTGTGCCATAGCTACTATACTTGTTCGCAGTAAGAGTAACACTACTTACATAAGCATTAAAAGGTACTGGTACTTTCCCATAAGCATAAGGAAAAGCAGTACTCATTCCAGTATCATATAAAGTATATGTAGAGGTACCACTGTGATAGTGCCTCCAATTTAAAAGCATCTTATTTTTGTGTGTAGGAAACTTAGCTTGTTCTTCTACTAGCTTTTGATTAACTCTATTTGTAACTATCTTACTTATCATACTGTAAGGTCATAGTATATTCCACCCCAGCCGTTCTCTTGTGGTAAACCCCACCAAGTACTACTATATATGCTTCCGTAATTCATTTTTTACTTTCTTATTTAAGTATTCTTTTAGTTTGTAAACGTTTTTACTTTTTGGCTTATACGTTTTTTTCATTATAGCACCCATCCGTTAAAAGTTGTATCTGTATCTGGATTAACATCTTCGTTAACATTTTCGTTATACTCTGGGAATAAGTTATCGTTAAAACATAAATAGTCTACTAACCTGGTTGCATAATAATTAGCAAACTCTCGTTGTTTAGCTACTAAGTAATCTACTTCATTCTTATCTACGTTCTGAGCGTTCTCGCTTGTGTGTTTAAATATCCCACCGTTCTTAACTTGATATGCAGCAAACGGTAAGTAATCCATCATTGCAAAGTGTATCAAAGTAGGCTGAACATAAGTTGTAACAAGTTCTAAGTAATCGCCAGTTAAAGTATCATTGATAATATCAGTAGATATCCTATCGTAGAGTTTAGAGCCTAAATAGTTTCTTATGTGTATCTGTTGAGATATTTTGATGAACTGTATAAAGCGGTCAAAATCTAGATTACCATCTATAATACTGTTTCTTACAATATCCTCTCTTTTTATAAATAATGCTGTAGCCATATCTTTTTCTTAATTTTTTGGGTATGCACCTCCATCTTTCATATCATTAGGCATCATTGAAACTTCTTTAGGATTTCTAACTATGTACCCCTCTTTTTCAGCCTTATTTGTAGATACTTTAGGTGCTAGTGGACTTTTAGTATCAATTGTCTTAGTTTCACTTTTAAAAGTTACTCTTCTCCATTTATGCTTACAGTTAACAGAACCTTTGTACAACCAGATGCTATATGTATCAGCACCATCAATTCCAAAGCCTTTATTAACTGGTATGTTACCCATTCTTATAATATCTTCTTTACGATATAACTTATTAGCAGACATCATTTTTTTACAGAATGCTCTTTCTGGTGATTTACTACCTACATAACGATATCTTACTTTATAATAATCATCTTCAATCTTTTTATCTTGTTCGCTTTTAGCATTTGGATTTGCAGTACCAGTTGATACTAGATTGACTATTTTTTGTATTGTAGATAATTTCTCTTTTGGATTGTTTAAGTTATTAATTTGTGTATCTAGTTCCTCTTCAGCTTCATAATCTACATCGCTTTCGTCAATTATTATCCATCCAGATAAATCTTCATCAGCATATTTTATTAATTCATCAGCAACATTATCAATAGCTTTTTCCAAGTCCTTACTTAAAGCAATACAATTACATTGCTTATTTAACTTTACACCAGTTTCTTCTTCTTTAGTTTCTTCATCTTCTACGTTCTCTAAGTCTGTAAATTCTAAAGGCTGAAGCGTTTTAAAGTATAAATTAAGGCTTATTGTATTGTAAGCTAGTATTTGGTCAAAAGCATCTATTAAAAGCGTTTGAAACGGTCTTATAACCATATTGTCCATTAACGTACTAGCAGTCTTTAATTCTTCTGCATTGTTGCCTAAACCAGTATTGTCTTTTATACCCAAAAGCATAGGACTTACAACTCTGTGAGATACCATTATTTTCTTGCTACTTTCTTCGCTTAAAAATTGGTATTGATTATGTGCATCACTTAATTGTACTGGCTCAATACTTGCAGCACTTTCTGCATTGTCGTTAAAAGCTAGTATAAACTTACCAGCATTACTAGAACCACTAAACTTCTGATAGATACGGTTCTCTATCATTTGGCGTTCTTCTTGGTTTGGAGTTCCATTGTTAAAGTTAATTAACATCGATGGCGCAAGACCATTCATTATGTTGTTTAAATGGTAGTTGCTCACCTCTTCTTCTAACTCTGCGTATTGTAAGCCACCTTGATAATCCACACTAGAATAGTATTTGTAACCAGCTCTATAAGGCTTAACATAAATAATTTCTATGCTTTCTTTACTTGTATTAAATACTGGTATTCTAGTCAGTACATCGTTTCTCTTTTGCTTTGACCAATCTGGATGGTAGTAATATGCTTCTATTTCACCTTTGTCGTTACACTTTTCTGCTCGTAATGTTTCTACTGGCATATGCTCAACCCTTGCTATCTTACTTCTATCCTTAGAATAGATAACTTGCATAGCACAAGAACCCATTAGCTTTAAATCAAAGCATAACTTTCTTACGCAATCCTTATGAAATAAAGAAATCATTTGAGCGTATTGCTCTGGCTTTTTACTTGAATTAGTAGCATCTAATCCTCTACCGTAAATCATTTCGCTAACACCGTTTATAATAGCGTTATTTGTAGGACTGCCATTATACCTATCTATTAAATACTGAAAATAATTATTATCCTCTCCGTAGCTTACAAAGTCTTGATTAGTCTTTTCACTAATTACTGGACTTGTATAAGTCGATAGGTTTACTACTCTTAAATCGTTCATATTATTATGTAATCGTTATTACCACCCTTACTTACGTACTCATCTTTATTGACTGAATACTTTGCATTATCGTTTTGGTCAATATCTTGAGATGTACAAAATATCTTATCCTTGTAAATTATATCTAAGTCTGTAACTGAACCTTGACCAGTATAAACCTTTAAATCGTAAAAACGGTTTTCTTTTAAATTAAATGTATCTTCTATCTGTAGGTAATTACTAACCTTTGTAGCAGTTGTTAATATAGTTGCTACTTCGTTTGTACTATCATCTCTTAACTTTAGTGTAATACTTAAAGAATAAACTCTAGGTATTATTTTAAAAGTTTGTGTGCTATCTGATGGTATTAATACTTTCATACTTATATATCAATGTAATTTTGTTTTTTGTGTAGGTAGCAAAAAAAAAGCTACCCAAAAAGAGTAGCCTTAATTCAATCAAACATTCTTCTAACTATTATGCGTTAGGGTCTATTGGTGATGTTGCACTTTCATCTGGAGCAGTTGCAAAGAATGGTGGAGCAGTTTCTTGAGCAGTTGCTACAAGTGTAAATCCACTTAAATCTCCCATAGCTGCACCACTTACGATAGTACCTCCAGTAATTTCAGCACCGTGTTCCTTACCAATTAAGAAATAGTTACCGTTATAATCTTCAACTACATAATGAGCACGACCTCTGTTTAGTAGTTTAATTTCTTCTTGAGTTGCTACGTCAACAGTTGTTAATGTAACATTCAAAGTTGTTTCATAGAAAGTAGTACCGTTTTCTCTTGATGAGTTTACAGCAGTTTCTATACTAGAGTTCCCTTTAATTTCAAATTTAAAGAACTCAGCACTACCATCACTTGGTAATGTTATAGTTCCAGCAGTATCAGTTAACGCTGCAATCGTAGTTGAATAATCTAAAATAAAAATATTTTTTAGACCACCTACTGAACTTTTGCAAGGTAAACTTCTTCCTTTAGTTATTGCACAAGACATATATTTTTTAGGTTTTAAATAAAAAAAGGTAGGCAGTTTTGCCCACCCTTTCTTACATTAGTTAGTTAATTATTAAGCCGTATAGTAAACGATGTCTGCACCGATACCTAACTGTACACCAGCAGTATAACGCATTACAATTCTCACGTTATCTGAACCATCTAAATCAGCCATATCTAGAACTTTCACAACATTTCTATCATCTAGTAAACCAGTTCCGAAGAATAAGTTTCCAGCTTGTGCAAGTACTGCTTTGTTAGAAGCTAAACCTTGTGCTACAAAGATATTGATACCCTCAAAAGTCAATTGACCACCGTTGTACCAAGTTGTACCTTTATTGTCTACACCGTTTGCACCAATGTTAGTAGCAAAACCACCTAAAGCACGAATGTATGCTCTAGCGATGTTGTTAGAAACGTAAAGAGTTAAATCTTCTTTTCCTAATACAGATTGATTTGCAGCATCTACGATTTTTCCTAACTCATCGATTACGTTTGCAGCAGTTACTGTTGTTCCTACTACATCTACTACATCTCCATCAGCAGCTAGTAAAGTAGAGAAACCATCAAAACTACCCTCTCCAGAAGCACCGTTCCAGATAGATTGTTCTGTAGCTTGAGCAACCTCAGCAGCAACTCTTGCTATTACGAAATCAGAAAATAATGGTGGTAACTCATCAAAAGCACTAAAGCCCATTTGAGCAGCTTCCCAATCTGCGTGTAATTCTTTCTTACAGATTTGTAAGTTTACTTGTAACTCAGCTGGTTGTAAAACCTTTTCAGTTAAAGTCATTCCAGATGTTGTATCATCAAAGTCACAATCAGCACTACGTACTAAATTTGAAAATGAACCTACTTTCATCGCTGCCTTAAACTTTACGTTAGGCAATATTGTTACTGCTCCAGCATCTAAAGTTGATGCAGAAAGCAAAGCTGCCCCTAAATATTTAGAAGCGAATTCTCCAGAATATGAACTGGTAATTGTTGGATTTGGCATTTTATTTAATTTTTAGTTATTTAATTTATTTAAAACTCTGTCAAGTGTAGACATTTTTCTATTCTTAGAATA